TAAAACAATCCAATCACTTATTAGTTATAAATCCTGCAGACATTCACATAGGTAAATATGCTAGTCATACTGAAACAGGTGATGGTTATAATGTAGAGATTGCTTGTAATAGGGTTTTAGAAGGCTTAGAAGGACTTATAGAAAAATCTAAAGGCTTTGATGTAGATAGAGTGTTATTCTGTATAGGTAATGATGTTCTTCATATAGATAATGTTTACAACACTACGACAGCAGGTACAAATCAGGATGTAGATGGTAAATGGTGGGAACACTTTGAGGTTGCTCTAGCACTATATGTTAAGTGTGTTGAAATACTAAGAGAAGTAGCACCTGTAGATATTATTCATTCAATGAGTAATCACGATTATCAGAGTGGCTTTCATTTAGCACACACTTTAAAATCTTGGTTTAGAAATGACAGAGAGGTTACATTTGACATATCAGTAGCACACAGGAAGTATTATAGGTATGGTAAGAATCTAATAGGTTTGGAACACGGAGATGGTGCTAAGATGGACAACTTACCTCTTTTAATGGCTCAAGAGCAACCGAAAATGTGGAGTGAAACTAAGTATAGGTATTGGTATTTACATCACTTACATCACAAGGTAAAACATAAATGGAGAGATGCTAAAGACTTTATTGGAGTAACTGTAGAGTATATGCGTAGTCCATCAGGAACTGATAGTTGGCACTCAAGAAAAGGATTTTCAGGAGTTCCTAAAGCAGTTGAAGGATTTTTGCACGAAAAAGTGAGTGGTCAAGTGGCTCGTTTAGTGCATTATTTCTAAAATATCACATAATTTCTGTACATTTTATCTCTAGTAGGTAAACATTTATCTAAAAATTGTTAAAAATCTTTTGGTGGGTAATTCCAATTTTATATCTTTGCCTTGAATTTAATAACTAAACTATACACAAATGGAAGAAAATATAATTAAAAGATTAAAACTAACTGAACAAGAAGTTCTTAATGTAGTTAGTGAATGGTATCTAAATGGAATGTATAAAGATATATTACAGGATGAAGATGGCAACGAGTTATGTGAAATAACACAAGATTTATGGGAAGAAATTAATAACTAAAACAATAAACAATTATGGGAAGAATGAAAGAAGAATTTATGCAAATGAAAATGCAAGAACAAGAACAATTAGAACCGAGTATTAATCAATTAAATAATAACAAAATGACAAAAAAAACAATGCAAGAAAAACTGAAGAAACAACCTGAGCCAATCGTTGAAACTAGGAGAGAGGCTTTAAAAAGGCTTTATGTAACTAATGGACTAACTGAGGAGGATATTCACAAAGACCCTAGAGGATTTGTAATTATCACAAGAACAGGTATTGACAAGATTGTATCAAAGAATGGTATTACTATTGGGTATGAGGTAATCACTATGGATATTGAAAAGGGCATCTGTGTTCTTAAAGCAGCAGCAACTATGAAGGTAGGTAATGATGTTAGAAATGTAATGAGTTTCGGTGAAGCATCTCCATCTAACTTAATGGGAGGTGGTAAGAAGTTTCCTGTTTCAATGGCTGAGAAAAGAGCAATGTCAAGAGTAGTTCTTAAACTTACAGGATTCTATGAGCAAGGAGTATTTGGTCAAGATGAGATTGTAGATTAATGAATGATGAATGGTTAGATAATTTACTTGATGGAAAGCCGACTCCTATTACTTATAGGCAGTTGGTTACCATTGAGTGTAACATTGACCAAACATCACTTACTACACGAATGAAATCTGAAATCTTAAATAGGATTAACGATTTATCACAATTAGAAGCAGAAGAAATAATAACTATAATCAATAACAATAGATATGAAAAAGACACACAAAAACAATGGCTCAAAATGTTCAGAGATGGGGTATTTGAAGGTAGAGATTTTTAAACATTTCCTAAAAACATACACTTACATAATATGGGAAGATAAACATATCTTAGGATTTATTGGTGAAGATGATATTATGAAACTGCTAGATAAAAAACAATTAGTAGATTTCTATCACTTTGACAAAACTATATTTAAAGTAGAGAAGTCTAAAATTCATAAATACATTACTAAAGATGACTAAGAAATATTCTTTGGATAAAATCAGAAAATCAAGAAATGAGTTTGAGGCTCTATTAAGGATATATGGAATATCTAATTTGCAGTTATGTAAAATTATAGAAGTTAATTATGCTACAAGTAGTAAATTCATAGCAGAGCCAACAAGACTTAGATTCATACACGCAAAGAGATTAGCAGACTCTATAGGATTAAATATCCAAGACATAGTTGATACAATAGTGTACGACTTAAATTAACAATAAACAAAATGAGAAGAAGAAGATTAAAATTTAGCGATTACTACCACAACATAATAGTTGATGAGTTATCAGACATTTACAGCGTAGATAAAGAGAAAATGTTTCTAGGAAGTAGAAAGAAAAACATTATATTTGCTAAGAGAATGTACATATACATCCTAAGAGAGATGTTTGGATTAACTCTAATGGAAATCGCAGGAGTAACTAACTTGCATCACGCATCAGTAATACATCACACTAGAAAGTTTGAGTTCTTTTACAATAACTATCCTGAAGAAAATGATGACTTTAAAAGAGTTGAAAGTAAAATCATTGAAGTTGAGATAGATGAGGAGATATTAGGACTTGAAGATAAGTTGCAGAAAATAACGGATTCATTAACTAAATTATATAAAATTAAACAACAAAAAAATGACAGACAAGAAAGAGAAGGTCTACTTACCAAGTAGCATTAAAAACATTCCAACAAAGTATGGAACAATGATGGTTGCTAACTTCAAGTTAGATGAACTACAAAAGAACTCAAAGAATGGTTGGGTATCAATGGTGATTTCAGAAAGGAGAGAACCATCTGAAAAAGGTGCAACTCATTATGCTTATGTAAATGACTTTGAGCCTAAAGAAACTACTAATGCAGCACCTAAGAAATCAAGTGTAAAAACTGATGATGACTTACCATTCTAATGATTAAATGGAAAAATACAACTTACCCTAGCACTTTCATTGGATTATCTGATGAACTTGCTAAGGTGAGAAGTATGCTTTCTGCTAAAGTCTACAAAGAAGGCTCAGAGAAATACAGAGGTAATCAGGAACACTCTATATCTCAGTTAGGAATATTTGCAGAACTAATTGCAAGACATCTAATGGAGAACAATAAAGGCATTAAATATAAGGCTGCACCATTAATTGATATGAATCCTATTGTTGAGGCTGATATAGTTATGCAAGGAATTGACTCAATTAATTATATTGATGTCAAAGGAGTTAAGACTAATGGAAATACGCTTAGAGTTAATTTTAAAGCCCATAGCAACCCTAAAAAGAAAATTACGCACTATCTATTCATTCAGCCTTTAAATGCCTTACAAGCGAGATTTTGTTGGTTTACCCACGAACAGGTAAGTCAATGGAGTTTAGTGATGTCTACATACACTAAGTGCTATGAGTTAGAAATACAAAAACACAATTAAAACTACAAACAATGAAAGAACAACCAAACTACTATGCTATAATAAGTGCTGAGGTTAGATACGATAAGAATCTAACTGCAAATGCTAAATTATTATATGCTGAAATAACTGCACTACTTAACATCAATGGTGAGTGCTTTGCTACAAATAAATACTTTGCTAACCTTTATGGCAAGAGTACTGTTACTATTTCTAAATGGATAAGTGAATTAGTCGCAAATGGCTATATATCAACTCATTACATCTACAAAGGAGGTACTAAAGAAATTGAAAGGAGGTATATAAGAAAACTTAAAGGGGGTATTAAAGAAAACTTTAAGGGGGGTATTAAAGAAAACTTTAAAGATAGTATTAGTTTATCTAAAGATAAACATATTAATAATAAAGGGGCTTCTTTTAAAAAACCAACAGTTAATGATATTAAAGAATATTGTTTAGAAAGAAATAATGGTATTGATTCAGAAACTTTTTTTGATTTCTATGAAAGTAAAAATTGGTTGATAGGTAAAAACAAAATGAAGAATTGGAAAGCCTGTATAAGGACTTGGGAGAAAAGACAAAATAAAACTAATAACAATAACACTACATCACACAGACATCAGAAAGGAGGAGATTATGGTGATGGTAAATTTTAAACTATGAGAACAATAGAAGATACATTTAAAAATGCAGATTTCCTGCAGCCAAAGGTTTACAACAGATATAAACTAGGAAAAAGAGAAGAAATAAAAGAAATGTTTATTAAGGCATTTGAATACTATGATAAGACTATTGATGAGTACAATCATCTTCCTGCTTATGATGAGATTATTGATTGGATGGTAGATACAAGGGGTAGGGGTTTAATGTTGATGGGTGAATGTGGGTTAGGTAAATCAACTATCTTAAATTATGTTATTCCTGCTATCTTCAGAACAAGAACAAATAAGATACTAAGAAGCGTTCCTGCTAAAGAATTAGGTATAGTAGACAGAAACAAAGCACCATTCATTATCATTGATGACTTAGGAACTGAGAGTATTAAAAATGATTATGGTACTAAGATTGATGCAGTTGCTGATGCAATTTCTTATGCTGAAGATAGTTCTAAAACATTACTAATCACTACAAATTTAACACCTCAAGCACTTAAAGAAAGATATGATGAAAGGACTTTAGATAGGTTGAGGAAGTGTAAAGTGGTGATTATCAAGGGTAAAAGTTTTAGGAATTAATTTGTATAAAATTCAATTATTTTTATATCTTTGACAAATGAAAACAATTTTAATAATATGGGGAGTAATTATAGTTGCTTGTATTTTAGAGGCTTACTTCTTCACACTAGAAATCAAAGATGAAAGATAGAGAACAAAACAAAAGAAAGAAGTTAGATATACCTGAAATAATCTCAGATGATTTAACCTACTATATGCAGTTTGGATTTAAGAGAACAGTAGATAGGGTTAATACAAGAATGGATGAAATTAAATATCAGGGAAGGATTTATAGTAATAGGAATATAGATGAATCAAATGCATACTAAAGAATACTCTAGAATTAATTAATAACAAAATGGGTAAGACCTACAAAAGCGTTTATTAACTAGAGTGGTGTCTAAGGAGGAGAGAGGAGTGATGTCTTGCTCTCCTCTGGAAACATTTAAAAATGCAGCCAGTGGTTGCAACTAAAAGAATATGAAGAATTACAATAGTAAAGAGAATAAATGGACATACATCAAAAGTGATGAGATTTTAGGAAGGGCTAAACATTGTCAGCATTTATTCAGTAAAGGTAAAAGTGTAAGGGAACTTGCTGAGAAGTATAAGTTAAGTGAAAGTAGAATAAGACAATACTTAAAACAATAGATATGAAAGCAATAAACTATAAGTACTTAATGTTAGAGTGTGGCACATACAAACCATCCATTGATGTTGGATTTAGTTTAAATATAAATAATTGCTTATACATTCACATTGCATTTATATTTTTTTATATTCAAATAGATATAGACAAAGCAAACAAGGAAATTAATGTAATAAGAGCAAGGAGAAAGGCAAACAAAGAGATATGAAAACAATAGATATGGAAAGAACATACAAGACAATAAAAAGTGTATTAAAAAATCACATCAAAACAGGAGTGAAAAGTCTTTGGACTTGGAAGGATGACAACTTCACAATGATTTATGAAAATTATAGTGGTGATGACAGGATATACACAAGCAACCAACTATTAAAAATATTAAATAATGAATAGTATAACTGTTGGTGCTTTAATGATTGTTGGTGTTGTGATTTTATATATATTTGCCTTATGCTATGTTGAAGGCAAGATAGCCAAACAAGAGAATGAGAAGTTAGAAGAAAATATAGATAAGATAGATGACAAAGCATAATAAATACTATTACGATAAAGGTAGAAATGGATGGACACCAAGTAATACTTGGCAGGATGAGGTGGTAGAAGATAAAGATAACAAATGGAATGGAGGTAAAATCAATCCTAAGATGCTGTTAACAAAAGAAGAACTTAAAATAGATTATAGTAAAGATAAAATTCCAAATTACTACATTGGTAAAGTTTATGGTTATGAGGCTAGGAAAGTAATTGAGGACTTTGATTTATCGTATAATGTTGGTACTGCCACGACATATCTCCTGAGAGCAAAGCGTAAGCACGATACAAGTGTTGAGTGTATTCAGAAAGCAATCAATCACTTAGAGTTTGAATTAGATAGAATTAAGAATGAAGCAAAAATAGAGTTCTTTGATTTAAAAAACATAAATGAAGAAGCCGATATTTAGAGTATTTATATCTTACGAGATAAAGAGTAAAAAGGCTATAACTAGGAAAGTTACTACAGGTACTTTAGATACATTTGTTCTGACATCTAATATAAACGAGATAAAGAAAGACCAAGAAATTATAGATAGAATATGTTACTTAAATAAAAAGAATCTAAACAAAGTAGATATTACAATAACTGATATTGATATAGAAAATCAATATGGTGAAACTACTGATAGGTTTGATGATGAATATTAAATTATGCCAAAGATTAGAAAGATAAAAGTAGAAGATAGAAAAGATAGTAGAGGTGGAGGTTACTCAAGAAGAAAGTTTACTGTTGCTGAAGCAGATGCTATCAGACTAGAATACAATACTGCCACAGAGAAGATAACTATCTCATCTCTTGCTAGGAAATACAAAGTATCTCAACCTTTAATGTAC